GGACGTATCGTCAACCTGACCGCAGACAGCGGCAAGGGTTTGACCGATTCGCTGCTGTCATCGCTCTACAACAAGTTCCCAGCGAACCGCCGACCGACGCACTTCGTTATGAATCGCCGAAGCCATGAGCAGCTGCAGAAGTCGCGAACGGCTACAACGACGACTGGGGCGCCAGCTCCGTACCCATCGGAGTCGTTTAACGTGCCGATCATCGTTACTGACCAGATCAACAGCACGGATGCGCTGGTAGCTTAATCCGAAGCCTCCTTCCTGGTTGAACCTTAGATTGTTGGACCATGCTACGCGAAGCCCTGACTTTACATGCCGAAACGCTCGAAGCTCTCGAAGGTGAATCATTCACCTACGCGCGGGCTTCGACTTCGGCTGTCATGACGGGCGTTCTCGATCAAATCAGGATGGACGAAGAGACGGGCAATCGTGCGTTGGTAGCTGCCAAGTTGCTTGATTGCCTTATCCGGCCAAAGTGGTTCGCCGCAACCAACCTTGGCGAACCGAAGCCCGGCGATACGCTGACCAGCAGCGATGGCCGGCGCTTCGAAGTGCATTCGCAAAACATGGAGCCATGTTTCGTATGGTCCGATCCGCGGCACACGTTTATGCGAATTCATTTAGTCGAACTTAAATCAACGTAACTTTGGTAACCAGGTGAATCATGCCATACCGCGAAATGAAGTTGGGGCACGCTCGCAAGCTTGTCCAGAGTGGCCAAGTCAATGCTGAACAACTTGTAGGCCTGGAAGACTGGCCCGACGATGCGGTTATTACTGTTCCTGTAACTGACAAGTTTGTCGAGCCGGTCAAACCAGGCCGCAAGGCAAAGCCAGCAGTCAACCAGGAAGAGGCATCGCCAGCAGAACCATCGCCCGAACCAGCCTAGTAAAGCAGTTAGTTCATGGCCGCAAGACAAGTACAGTTGCGCGAAGCTCTCAAGACGCAGATAGAAGCGATCTTGGATTTACCAACTGATGCAATCGTCGAATCGAGAAGGGTTCCCCGCGTTAATGCGGACGACCTGGAAGAGCTTCACCTAGTCTTCTTCTTGATGGACCTGCAATCGGAGATTGTTGCTCGCGGCCTGGACCAACACGAATTTACTATCGGCCTGGCCATTCAAAAGAAAGTGCCCGGCGATGCGGTTGCTCCGGTCGATGACCTGGCTGAATTTGTCGAGACGGTCAAAAGCTTGTGGGAACCAGGTGGCGAGCTTCGCGAAGAAGTGCTTGCCAATTTTACTTTCAAAGGCTTAGTTCAATCTGAGCTTTACGACACTCAACACCTGCTGAAATACGGTGTGTTCACTGCAATTCTTGAAATCACTTACACAACCGAAATTGAGGAATAACCATGGGCGCTTCTCCTGGACCTGGTACAGGCCGCGATGCAAAACTCTACTGGCGTTCTGCTGGTACGTACGCTTCGCCAACATGGTCGGAAATCAAACGAATTGGCGACGTGACAGTCGGCGGCGAGAAAGCCACTTCGGACCTCGCAATTCGCGAGACTCCCAATGACAAGTCGAGCTTCGGCGGGATGAAGTTCCCGATTAGCTTCACCTACTACAAGCGACGGGCAGTTGCCGATACGGTCTTCGCGGCCCTATTGGCTTCGTTTATGAACAATACGACCATGGATATTGCCGCCATGGATCAAGCGATTGCCACCGTTGGCGCCACTGGCCTACGCGGTCCCTATGTCGTCTCGAAACTCGAGCGCGCCGAACCGGTCAACGATTCGGTTGTTTACAACGTCGAGCTTCTCGAATGCGAAGAAGTGGACTCGACGACTCCACTCTATACCCAGAGCTATACGACCGTGAGCTAACGGCCAAGCCTCCTTCCCTGGCTGATCTCAATGCCAGCCAGTTTCGATAGCCGCTAGTTTGCAATTCGCAACTGGCGGCATTCTTAGTTCTGTTCAGTTCTTAATACCAGGATTATTTCAATGGCGAGTTTCTTAGACAAAAACAACAATCGATGGGAAGTCGAACTAACCGTTGCGATCGCCCGTCGCGTGTTTGACATCTCCAAGCCGGACTCCCTGACTGCCGTTCTCGAAGATCCCTACCAACGATTCGATCTACTGTGGCTGCTCTGCGAACAACAAGCGGCCAAGTTGTCCATCGACCAATCAGCGTTCGATCTATTGGTAGCTGACGAAGCAACCTACGTCGCAGCCAACGAAGCCCTACTGGAGGCCATGCAGTCTTTTTTCCGTCGAATCGGCAAAGACTCCCTAGCTTTGCTGATGAGCAAGACGAGGGAAGCGGCGATAACGCTGGACAAGATGGCGAAGGAGAAGGTAGCGGGGATGGATCAGACTTTGACCCAAGTGATTACGAGCGCGATGGCGGAAGTGGATCAGGCGATTACGAGGGCTGGCAAGTTGTTTTCGAACTCGCCGGAATCATCGGAGTCAACCCAGACCCCCTAACGCTTCGCCATCTTCAGTGGATGGCCATGGGTAGGCAGTCGGTTGCATGGGACCACACGTGTTCGATCATGGCGACGATCATCAACCGGGGAAGGAAGTCTAACCTGGTTCGGCCTAACCAACTTCATCCGATGCGCCGGAAGCAAGTTAGCAACTTTGATGGCGAGACGATGCGCGAAATATCAGCCGCATTGAAGGCGAGAGAAGCCAGCCAGGAAGGAGGCGGTTAGGACCAACCATGTTTGAAGTTGACTACAACATAACCAACTTCTTCTTTGATAGGCTCGCGGTTGAAAATCGACTGGCAGCCAAAGAGCGGCGGGCTATGTCGAAGATTGGGGCGTTTATCAGAACGTCCGCTCGCAGTTCGATCAAGAGACGCCGAAGGCCTTCCGCGCCTGGCTCTCCGCCCAATGCTCACTCGAAAGATCGGGTTGTAACGCTGAAAAACATCTTGTTTGGATACGATCCTTCAAGTCATTCGGTAGTTGCTGGCCCGGTCTTGCTCAATCGATCAACCAGGAAGAAGGCTTACTTCCTTGAGAAGTCCGGCCGCATGATGAACGTGAAAGATGCTCGCGGCATTAAAGAACTAGAAGGCGGCGTATGGGTAGAAAACATAGAACCATCGAAGCCCATAACGGCCATGACTGAATTCGGTGGAACTGCGAGCGCTACGATTGACGATCAATCTGCCACGCTGAACTTCAGGGCCAGACCCTTTATGGGCCCCGCCCTCGAGCGCGAACGCAAAAACGGCAAACTACTTGAAGCCTGGAAGAACTTGTTGTAACCATGACAACTGGTGCAGTAAAAGCCGGTGAAGCCTTCGTTGAAGTCAGCCTTCGCGACAAGGTGAAGGAAGGCGCTCGAAATATCCAATCGCAACTAACTGCGGTCAGTGCTACGTTTAAAAACGTTGGGGCTGGCCTTGCAGCTGCGGGCGCCACAGCCACAGCGGCTTTCGGTTCGATCGTGGGCGCGATTGGAGCGGCCGCGATTGGCTTTGCTGAAAATGGTTCGGTCCTAGCCGACATGAGCGCCCGAACTGGCATTGCTGCGGACTCTTTAAGTGCATTGGGTTACGTTGCTAAGCTCAGCGGCTCGGACCTTGGCCAGGTCGAAGGCGCCCTTCGAAAGATGCAGAAGCTGCTAGGCGATGCGGCCGGTGGATCCAAACAAGCATCGGATAAACTGGCCGGGCTCGGGTTGTCGGCCGGCAAGCTTCTCAAGATGCGACCGGAAGAACAGTTTTCGACGATTTCGCAAGCTATCGCCAAGATTCCTGATCCAACCCTACAGGCTTCGGCCGCAATGGAAGTGTTTGGTAAGACTGCAACCCAGATACTACCAATGATCAATTCCGATATAGCTGGAACGATTGCCAGGGCTAAAGAACTCGGCATTGTTATGAGCAATGAAGACGTAGCTGCAGCCGATGCACTAGGCGACTCGATCGATACGTTGAAGACCACCTTCACGGCTATCTATAACGCGATTGGGGCGGCGGTAGCTGGTCCGTTGACGCACTTTGCAGACGCAGCGGCCGGGATTGTTGGTTCAATTGCTCAATGGGTTAGTGCCAACCGATCGTTGTTCGTTGGTATTGCTGGGATCAGTTTGGCAGGGACGGCCGTTGGTGCGGTCCTATTGACTGTAGGCGGTGCGTTGATCGGTGTTGGCGGCGCGATTGCAGGCGTTGCCGCAGCTGCCCCTTTCCTGGCTGCTGGTTGGGCCGCGATCACTGCCGCCGTGTCTCCATTGATTCCTGTAGTAGCAGCGGTCGCAGCTGGACTCATTGCATCGGCGGCCGCATGGTCTGGCATTTTCTACATCGCGAACCAGGCTGGCATTCTAAAGACGGTCCTGGATGGCATTCGATCCGCAGCCGGTCAGCTATGGGCAACCATGTCGCAGACGTTCGGCGGGATAGCTCGAGCCCTGTCAGCTGGCGAATACTCGAAGGCTGCCCAGATACTTTGGGCTGGC